ACAATCGGGACCCATTGCGAGTATGTTTCCACATACTGTAGCAAGTTGTTGTCTCTCGACTTGTTCATCAGAGAAGTAAACTCCCCCTTTACTTTTTTTCTTCCCTTTAAAAGGAAGTACTAAAATTCTCCAGCCCGTTGGTTGTGGCAACTTGGCTGATTCTTCTTTATATTTTGATTCTAATGCTAATTTAATATTTGGGTTGTTTTTTGATGTCGATGACGTTCCCTGTGTTTTTTTCATATTGCTCCTTTTTTTCAAGCAGGTTGGATATCTCCTGTAAGATGGCTTCATAAGCCTTTATTTGCCCTACGTTATACTTGTAGGATTCTATATTGTCAACGCTTCCAGATGTAATCGATACCGTTAAGGCATCTAAAGCATGACGAATTTGTTGTCTCAGCTTTTGTAATAAATCTAAACCTTCCACTTATCCCTTTTTATTCATGGCTCTAAAAGTTTTTGCTAACACATATCTTTTAGATCCTGGCGGGCAACTCTTACTCCCGAATTTTTTTCCTGTGCATGGTTTATCTTTACGCATGTTCTTAGTCGCTTTTTGAATCCATTTGTCATCACCACCACCTTCTTTAGCATGAGCTCTAGTAAGAGGAACTCCTCCACTAGGGTAGTAATCACTATTGGAAGTAAAATATTTAGGCGCTGCTTTTGCCCCATCCGGTTGGTATCCACCTGTGGAACCTCCGTGACGATAGTTAGCTCTTTTACTTCTGCCTTTAATTTCTATTCCAGGCATTAGCTAGTCCAGCCGCCTTTAGGTCTTTTTCCGGCTCCGGGTCCCATTTTTCTTTTTGCTGTTTTCATGGTCAAGGTAGTACCTTTTTTTTGCTCTTCTGTTCTTCTATAGTTAGTATCCTCTCCTTTAGGACCTTCTGATTTTCCCTTTTTTGTAACATATTTAGATATGTCAGCATGGGAAAGAGGTACTGTTTTATAACTTCCATGTTTTAAACCAACACGACCACCTGTTTTGTAACCTTTTTTTATTTCACCAACTACTCTTTTTTCTTCATCTTTAACGTTTTTAGTTTGAGGTTCAGATTTAATACGACCTTCTTCCTCAAGTAAATTCATTCTTCCAGTATTTGCCATAGGATCTCCTTATTTATCCATTGTTGAGACAGCAGAATAAGCTCTTTTACCTGCAGCTTTTTCCGCGCCTTTAGACTCATCTCTTCTATCTTTAAAGCTTTGAGACTTTGTAGATTCTGCGCCATCTCTAGCACCTAAAGATTCATCTAGTCTATCATCATAACCTTGTCCACCTGTAGATTTCTTAGCTCTTTTTGCATAAGGGAATCGTGGTGAATAAGGTCTATTTCCGAAATCGTTTCTCATTATATCTCCTTATTAACGTAGTTAAATAAAAATGGCAAGCTTACTTTTTCTTCCCATTACTAGGCCCACCATTACGGAAAACCTGAGTTCCTTTAATCCCAAATATAGCCGCCACTACGGTAATCCATAGGGTTTGAAACCATACTGGTAAATTTCCAAAATGCTGAAAGAAGACGTTTATCTTCTCTGTCATCTGCGGATCGTCTGCGAAAACCCCATAGGCAAGCACAATGATCGGCGCGCTTAATATAATAAGCACGAATTCGTCTTTGTAGTCGTTTTGCCGGGCTTCTAACAATTTGCCCTGGTAAGTTTCCTCACCTCGAGCCATTTTTTCTGCATGCATTACTTGTGCATCAGACATTGCTATCTTTGCTCTTTGTTTATTTGCGTAGATTTTAGCTCCTGCTTGTAGAGCCATTCTCGCTAGTCCAAACCATGCCATAGTGTTTCCTTTAAAAAGTAGGATATATGCGCGTCGCGCGCAAATTTAGTACCACTTAACTTTTGATTTTTTTTCCGCTAACATTCTACGTTGGCCACCTACAGAATTCACTGTGGGTATGCCTTCAGGGATTTTAATCTCAACGCCACCTTTTAAGTAGCCGTCTTTATTGACGAACTGCTTCTGGTTGATTCCCTTGTAGAAAGGTTCTTTTTTTTCTGTTGCCATCTATCCTCCTAAGATTTTGGTCCTTTTAGTGTTTTAACATCCTTACGCTTTTTATCAGCAATGTCCATCTTAACAACGTCTGTCATATGCTGTTTAGTTAAAGAAGTTTCAGCTCGTAGTATAGCTAAATCTTCATTTTGTTCAAGCTTATCTTCTTCAATTCCTTCACGTGAAACAATCTTCGCTTGTTCCATTTGTTTTCTTTGATCCATTTCTTCTTGTTTTCTCACGGTATCCATGGCTTTTAAGTCCACTTCTCTTGATTTAAGCTTCAAGAGTGGATCGTGGTCAAATTGAGATGTGATTTTCTTCTCTTCCTTCATGAAGTCTTCACTAATCTCTGCACATAGAATGGCTTTTCTAGCATCGATCTTTTGTTGGATCTGTTGCATCTGCATTTGTAAATTTTGATCTTGGGGATTCTGTTGGGCCATTTGCATCATTTGTTGCAACATTTGAGTTTCTTGTGGAAACTCCATAGCCACTTGTTCAGAAGCCATCAAAGAAATATGTTCTAAAATATTCTTTTCAATGGCTGCCATGACGATCGGGTTATTTCTAACCATGTTCATAGCCATGAAATGTAAATGGGCTGTGACATGGGCTCTATGATCTTGCCCCTGATAAGCCTGAAAAGCTTTCTGAGCTAAAGCATCAATGTGCTCTAACGCAGGATCTTTAGGCTGTGGAGGCGGCGGAGGGGGTAATACCTTATCGATATCCTTAATCCCTAACGCGGAATACATAGAACGATAACATTCATATAAGTTATGCATTTTGGGGTTTGACATAGCCAACTGTAATTCAGTTTGAGCCATACTTATACGTTGCGTCTGACTAAATATATTAGGATCCGCAACTGGAAGAATGTCTACCCGTTCGTCAAAATCTGCAGCTTTGATCGTTCTTTGCGCACCCACAACATCATAAGGATATTCTGGGGGTAAAGACTCGCCAAATATTTTTGCTAGTAATTTGAACTCTTCTCTTAAGGATGCATACAATCTTTTGTGAATTGCACTCATCACTCTTGAGCCTCGTTCTAATAAAGCGACTGTGGTTCCTACCGCAGCGCTTTGATTTCCATCGCCTACTTGATTATCGGCGATCGAAGCAAATCGTTGTCCTGCCGCTACAACTGTTCCCATCAGTTGGAACAGAACCGGTGAAGGTTCTTTGTAAGGCAAGTTCATAAATGAATCTTTTAAAGTTCCACCAGGAGCATCCACATCTCTCCATTCTCCCGGTTGTAGAGGAGACGCATCATCTCTGATTCGAATTCCTCTCATTTTAAATCCAGCCGGTAAATTGGATAATGTTCCGGCATCTAATAATTGGCGGAGAGCGACCGTTGCGGTACGACTCAGTCCGCCAATCATATGTATTAATCCAAAGCCGTAAAATCCTAGTCCAGGCAGAAATTTGAAATGGACGAAATATTGAATCTTACTTTTCGTTGGATCGTTGGGCGCAAAGTTCCTTCTTATCGAAAGAACTGTACGGCTACCCGCATCGATGGTTACGATGTACGGTAGTTTGATTCCTGTAGGCTCTTGTGTTTGTGGATTAACGTCTTCAAAGCCTTCCAGGTTCAAATTGGTATGACACTCATAGAGAGTGTAAATATCTTCAGGTTTCGTTCGTCTTTGACCTTCTAAATCGCGTTCTTTACTTTTTAATTCATCTTCAATTAATGGGGGTGATCCTAAATCCACATCTCGAAAAAATCCTGCGACTTGTTGTTTTCTAATTTCATTACCAGACATTTTAATGACGTGAATAATACATTCTGCATCTTCTAAATCGGTTGCTGAATAAGGGACGAGTAAATCGTCTGCTTGAACAAATTTAGAAACGGGTTGAGCTTTAACCGCATCATAATAAACTTTTTTAAAGGTTGAACCGGCTAATGGTAAATAAAATAACATCTGATCGAAATCTTCGTCGTAGCCTTCCATTTGATCCATCAGCATATAGTTCATATAATTTTTTACACGTTGTGCTTGTTGATCTTTCTGTGGAGTAGGTACTCCCATCACTTGTGTTCTAATCGGTCCTTCCGCAGGTAACAGTTCTTTATAAGCTAAAGCTTGAAACTGTGTTACTGCTTCTGCTAAAACCGGATGCGTAGCGCCTGAAGCGCCATCAAACGGTTGAGTTCTTGTTTGGTATTTAAATCCTAATAAATCGAGTCCTTGAATGTAAGTCGATTCCCAATCTTTACGAGACGTTTTATAATCCATATGTTTTTCATAAAGATCAGAACCTAAAGGTCCTAAAACATTTTCTGGTAAAAGATCAGCTAAATTTGCGAAATGGTCGTCTGGGTTTTGAGGGTTAACTGTAGAAGGATCGAAGTTAACTTCCACGCCACCATCACCCAGTTCCGTGATTCGCGGTCCTTGTTCCTCGACGGCTTCCGCTCCAATACTTACTTCTACTGGAGGCGCAGCATCGTCTTTATCCAAATCTAAATTTTGAATATTGGGTAATGCCTTTTCTATAGGCGAAAATTTTGTATCATCTGCCATTATCTAATCCACTCGTTGTATATATCACCGGGCTGTAAAGAAGGCAAGCCTTGAGGCAATGGACCGGATAAAGGAGGCGGCCCTGACGCAACGCCGCCCATGGCTTTTTTCTTCCTGTTCCAGCCAGGTTTATAAACGTCTTTTACTTCTTTATCATAACTAGGAAAAGACATGTTATCCTCATGACCCACCCAATCTCCGTCTTGAGTTTGATGTCCGCTAGCATCGCCAAAATGCTGGTCTGTTTGATTATAAAGTCTCATATTGTCAGCAGCTTTCTTTTTAAATTCTTTACTAGATCCTTTAACAAATTCTTCCATGGCTTCTACAATTTCATCTGCCTCCTCATTTATATCCATCCATGTTGCAGAATCAGGAGACGTGTCTTCTGGACCCATGCTGCTGTAATCCGGTTCTACATATTCGAATTCCGGATCTTGGATCACGACTTCTTCTTTAGAAACCCCTCTGCCATATTCATCAGCAGCGTAATTCTGTGTTCCGGTTTCTCCCGGTTTATAAGTAATGGATCGTTTAATATCATCTCCATAGTTATTAGTACCTGTCCAATCCACTGTCATGGTTCCATCTCTTGGATTTTGTGTAACGGTTACCGGGACTTCTTTAGTGTGAATTTTTCCTTTAGCCAATCTTATTTTCACCGGCAGCATTAATTCATAGATCATAGGCTCAATGTAATCTTTATCCGGCAAAGATTTTAACTTTGCTTTTTGCGTT